GTCTTTTATTACGCAGACCAGGCAGGCGGCTTAGTGGCGGCTCCTCTGTTGTCGGATGTGATCAATACCGGCGGGGTGCCGCCTGATCAGAAGCGTCGGCTGGAATTGACGGCCGGCGATCGGAAGCTGAGCTTTGATGCCGTGATCACTGACGTTGCGGTGGCGGCAGAGGCTGGTGATGTGATGCGGGCTGCCGTGTCGTTTGTGGTGTCGGGTCCGCTGGTTGAAGCCAGCTTGGGAGGTTCCTGATGGCGGTCTATCTCGGTTCCGCGGGGATCATTCAGCTGTCGCGGACATCGCTTGAGGTGTTCCGGTCAACGATGGACCCAGGCGACGTTGACGTGGCAGCCAAGCGGTTCAGCTTTGACTTTCCCAGTGGCACGTTCGTGACGGGTGATCGTCTGGCGATTGCACGGTTGAACGCAGATGGGTCGTTGAGTGACCAGCCGCTTGACTTTGCCGGGACGCTGTTCCCTGACGGCCTCTGGTATGCGCACGTCGATCCGCTGGGCGGGATTCGGCTTTACAACGATTGGGCGGATGCGCTTGAGGGTGCTGTTGGCAAAGCAGTGGCATTGCAGACACCGGCTAGCACTTACGACATCTCTGTCAAGCTTGAGGATGGTCTGCCCCATTGCTTAGGGCAGATCGCGAGTTACACGGTCAGCACTGAACGGGCTGCGATCGACGTGACGAGCTTGGGCGATTCCTTTGTGGAGCAGATCAGCGGGTTGATCAGCGGCGGCGGCAGCATTCGTTGCTTCTGGGACTGGCGGCCTTCTGTTTGCGGAGGGGCAGGGACCAGCCAGGAGATGCCGCACTACTTGCACCAGCTGATCCTGCGTCAGCAGCTGGGCAGTGAGTTCAAGGCGAGTCTGTTCATCAAGCAGGACGGCGCCAGCCCGATCAATGACGAGCTGCCGCAACTGGCCTCGCGGACGGCGTTGTTCTATGAGGTGACGGGACTGATCACCAGTGTTGGCCTGTCGTTTGAAAGCGCCGAGGCACTGCAAAGCGAAATCGAGTTCGTGACAACCGGCGAGATCGCGCTGCGGTATCAGCAGCCAGCCGCCAACTTGATCCTGCAAGAAGACCGTGGACGACTTGCGTTGGAGGATCAAAGCGGCGATCTGGCGCAGGAGCTATCGACCTAGCCATTTCTAGACTGAAGGCAACCTGGCGTTGGTTGTCTCGGTATGGCGGACCTCAAGATCAGCGAGCTGACAGCGCTTGATACCGCGCTTGTTGCCGCTGGAGACCAGCTGCCGATTGTTGACACCAGCGCCAGTCAGACGAAGAAGGTCAGTGCTGACGGGCTAGTAGCAGCAGGCATCAGGTTGATGCCGAACGCCAGCATCCCGTGGGCGAAGGTGGACGGCGGCTCCATCACGGTGCCGAACAACAGCATCACGACGCTGCAGCTGGCGGATAACTCCGTCGCAACGAGCAAGGTTGTTGATGGGGCGATCACCGACGCCAAGATCACTGGCCCCATCAGCCTGAGCAAGCTCGGCAATCAAGGCGCCAACGTGGTGCTGGCGGGTCCGGTAACGGGTGCTGCAGCAGCGCCGACGTTTCGCGCGATTGTGCCTGCTGATCTGCCCAATGCCAGCAGCACCACGTTGGGTGTGGTGAGTGTGCCAACAGCTGGCGGCTTGGTGATTGATGGCAATGCTGCGGTGTCGCTGAGCAGCACGGTGACGGCTGGGAGCAGCCCAGTGGTGACTTATGGGGCGGATGGGCGGATTACGGCAGGCCGTGCGCTGACAGGCGCTGATCTGCCTATCGCTACAACAAGTGTGATCGGCGGGGTGAAGCCTGGCAGCGGGTTGAGCGTGTCAGCTGATGGCACGTTGAGCGCTGCATTAACAGCGGCCAATATGCCGCTGGCAACAAGTACGACAGTGGGCGGCGTAAAGCCAGGACCTGGCTTAAGCGTTGATGCCAGTGGGGCACTTGGTGTCACCAACAGCATCGCGGCCGGCACTGGCGCGAAGGTGACCTATAACGCGCAAGGGATGATCACGGGCGTGTCAGCGCTAGCTGCCGCCGACATCCCTGATCTTGATGCCAGCAAGATTGTGAGCGGCACGCTGCCTGGCTCACACGTCGCAGATCGCAGCATTACGCAGCAGAAGCTGGCTGATTATTCGATTGCCTACATCCAAGAATCGTCCCCCGGCGCGGCTACTGGTTCGCATCCGATTGGCGAGCTGTGGTTTCAAGAGTCCACAGCAAAACTCAGCATGTGGAACGGCAACTCATGGATGCCCGTTGGCCAGGGCGCTTTGAGTGATGAGAACATGCGTTTTTGCGGCTTGTTTAATGCCGCAACGGGGCTGGTCACTGCGGTGACGCAGTTTGGCTCAACAGCTGGTTTGAGCAATGGAGGTCCTATCCCAGCGGCAAGCAACACGTTGACTGGCGTGTACTTGGCTTGCGATACGGCTGGGACGCATGACACCAAGGTCTATGACGTAGGCGATTGGATCCTGTGCCTGGGGCAGTCCCGAGGTTGGGAGCGGGTTGACTTGGCCGCTGGCGGTGGCGGTGGCGGTGGCGGCGCCACAACGCTTGATGGCTTGGTTGACGTGACGGTCACAACCCCATCAGGTGGTGATGTATTGGTGTTTAACGGGACGAAATGGGTCAATGGTCCATTGCCAGATCCCGGAACGTATTGATCCCACTAGGCTTGGGTAGCCGCATATGCGGTAGTCGTTTGGGCTAGATAGCCATGCCGATTCAGACGTTGCACTTGCGCTCCAGCGTGCAAGGCAAGGAGCCTGTTGCGGGCACAGCAGCGGGACAGCTGCCTGTCGGCAGCATTGGCATCAACTTCAATGCAACTGAGCCGTTCCTGACAATTCAGGATTCAGCCGGCAATATCCGCCGCGTTGCGGGTATCAAGGTTGGCGCAACGGCACCGGCGACGCCTACTGCTGGTGAGGCATGGCTAGATACGACGATTGCGGCAAAGCCTGTTTTCAAGGTGCATGACGGCACGGCATGGCAAAGCGCGGCGGCTGGGACAAGCAGTGGATCTAGTCAGCCAGCAACACCTGTAGCGGGTGATTTATGGGTTGACACCAGCACTGCATCGGCGCCTGTAGTCAAGATTTTCAATGGGACAAGCTTTGTTTCGGTCGCGCCTGATGCAAGCGAGACGGTCAAAGGCTTGGTTGAACTAGCGACAGTTGTTGAAGCGGAAACGGGCACGGATACGACTCGCGCCGTGACACCGGCGGGCTTAAAGGCTGCGGTGGTAAAGATCAGTGGCGGTGCCAGCGGCACGGCTCCGTCTTCTCCAAGCACTGGTCAGCTGTGGACGGATACATCTGGAACTGCGCCTGCTGTCAAGGTATGGGATGGAACGAAGTGGGTTCCTGTTGGTGCGGCACCTGCTGATGCCACCACGGCGGTGAAGGGCATTGTGCAGCTAGCTGATGCTGCAGCAGTGACGGCCGGTACAGCCGGCCGCGTGGTGACGGCTGATCAATTAAAGGCTACGAATGATGCCGTTGCAACGGCCGCTGGCGGTGGGATCGCGTCAATTACGGGGACGGCTCCTGTTGCGGTGACAGGAACAGGTAATAGTCGAACTATTGCCGTCGGAGATGCAACAGCAAGCGCCAAGGGCATTGTCCAGCTGGCAGATGCCGCTGCCGTCACGGCGGGCACTGCGGGTCTGGTGGTTGATGCTGCGCAGTTGAAGGCACATACCCCACCTGATGCAACTGAGGCAATAAGGGGTATTGCTGAGATTGCGACTCAGGGCGAAGTCAATGCTGGGACCGATGACGAGAGGTTTGTTACGCCAAAGAAGCTCTCAGCATTTGTGACTGAGAAGCTAAAAGCGACATGGCTTCCTAGCAATTCGATCAATGCCTCTGACGAGGGTGCTTCCACTTGGAATGGCCCTGCAGACACGTTGACGGCAACGCCAAGCGTTGAGGTGAGCATTAACGGTGGTGCATACGGAACTGGCGGTCCGGTTGCAACAGGCCAAACAGTAAAGGTGCGATGGCAG